GTAATGTCAGGCTCTATAGGTATACCTGCTTCTTTCATAAACTGTGTGAGTGGGTCTTTATTATCTCCACGTACAGTTCTAATATAGAAAGGATTGTGTCTAGCATGAATACCACTTGCACTATCAACTAACTGAGAAACAGTTCCTGATGGTTTAATACAAGTAATTGCAGTTGACTGTGGTATATCTAATACCTTAGATATTTGTAGGTTTGTTTCTACTGCAACGTGTCTTAATTGTTCAAGAGTATCTTCTAAAGAATCATTATTAGGAGATAAAATAGGACAATCTAATATACCTGTAAGAGATACACCTAATAATCTTTCTTCTTCTGTGTTCTGCTTCCATATCTTACGTAAATATTTAAACTCAGTAAGTGTAGATTGAAACGTACCAAGTATAGTAGCCAATCTAACTTTTTCTTTTAGGCTATTCAAGTCATCTGTTTCTCGTGCAACAACCTCAGTTAAATTGCAAAACTGATAAGGTCTGAGTATAATCTCACTACAAGGATTACAACCAAAGGCATAGTCAGAATCACGTCTTCCATTCTCTTCTACCTTTTTCTTAGCAGACTTGCGATTAAATATACCACGTTCTCCTGACTTAGATTCATATAAAGCTAACCATTCTCTCATGAATGTGCCCATGTCAGGCTTACCTTTGTAAGCAACAGAGTTGTTAGCCAATGCTCTATGTCCTTCATTCTCCCACCATGAGCCTGACTTTGCGTGTCTCATTTGGTCATCATTAAGATTAGATAAACTAATTAATGCAGAGCGTCTAACACCACCTACAACTACGACCTCTCCTATCTTACACATGATATCATGACACTCAATAGGATATAACCTTCTTCCTGCTGCTTTCTTAAAAATGGCTATACAAAAATTATATAGGTCAATTAAAGGTTGAGGACCTGATGCTCTACCACCAAACGTCTTGAGTCTAGCACCTGCAGGTCTAACTTGTGACACATCAAGAGAAGGTATCTGTCCTACATATAACATAGCTATCAACTCACGTAAGGCTCTTGCCCATCCGGGTCTGCTATCTGCGACTGTAATTACTGTAGTGCTTTTCTCAAAGTGTTCATTAACTGTAGGTAACTTATCCACATTTTCTCTTTCAACAGAGAAGCCTACACCTGTACCACACATAAGTATATACATACATTCATCAAAAGAACGTGGACTATCTACAGGTATATAACTACAATTATATCCTGCGACATGACATCTGTCGAGTGCTACTCCTGCAGTCATCAATGCTCTCATACTAGGCATAGTTCCTAGTGATAATATAGAATCATTTAGTTTTTCTCTCAGAGCTTTGGTTAAAATATAACCATGCTTATTCTTCAAGTGATTTTCCATGTAGTCAAAATATCTGTCTACAGTTTCACTCCAAGTTTCTCTTCTTTGCTCATCGTCTTTCCATCTTGCATATCTAGAAAGAGCAATAAAATTCTGATAATCAGTTGGTAAATAGTTTTGCATTCATGTCTCCTCTGTTACTACCTTTATGTTTTTAACTTTCACTCCTTCTATTTCGTGAAAAGTCTCATGGATATATTCTTCCATCTCATCATCTACTCTGCCATCGGCAGGTATTGGGTACTCCTCTGCATCTATGTGCAGAGTCATCATTATCTTAACTTTCATCTTTCTCTAGCTCATCAATTAATTCATTGAGATACCATTGTGCTTTCTTTAAATCTTCTACACCATTCTTATATCTGTATCTCCACAAGTATTTCATAATGTTGCCTTGTAAATAATATTCATAACCATCATCTGTCATTGCTCTGATAGCATCAATCGTTTCTATTCCATTCTTATTATAGTGTGGTGGACTATTAACCATATCTAAAGTTTGTTTGTGGTCTGATTGTTCTTGTGCTTGTTTTCTCATCATATTACCTACCTCTCTAAATTTATTTCTTATTGATTCTCTGTACATTCCCATTATGTCGTTTCCTTTTTAAAGTCCACATGAATTACATTACCACCATCATCTTCTACTGTCAACTTATCTTTATACTTTGGGTAGTCCAACATATCTTCCATAGGTAGATACTTCTCTGCTAACTTTTCTGCTGCTTCTCTAAATACTTTATTCTCTTCCATCAAAGGAATGGATGAACACACTTGCCTAGTAAAATGTAACATACCTTCAAAGTCATCATCATTTAATGGGTTTCTTTCATCGAGTACACACTTAACGGACACCTCTCCTGTCCATCTTTTATCTTTATTGAGATGAGGTCTAATCACTACAACAAAGTCGTGTGCTTTTATTTTATCGTCTAATTTCATATACTATCTCCTTAGTTTTTTATTTGGGAACGAAATAAACTTGGGATGTTTATTCTTTCCTGTTTCTTTTATCCATTCTTCAGGTATAATTCTATCATGAAATTTAAAATCATACTTCATACACCACTCTGCATATGTTGACTTAGCACCTTTACGTAACTTTCTTCTGCTATTCTCAAACACAAATCTAATGTCTAGTTTAGGATGTTGTTTCTTTATTGCTAAATGTTTTCTCCTATCAATGGCTAAAAACCTACCTTTAGTTTCTATGATTATGCCATTGTTAAGCACAAAGTCAGGGGTATAGGTACGATAACACAAGTCTTCCCATTGTATCTTTATAGATTCGTAGTCAAACTTACACTTCAGTTCTTTTAAGTAGTCTGATAACTTATGCTCAAAACCACTCCTATACCCATGCTTTATTGCAATCCTGCGTACAGAATAGGGAGACACTAGAGTAGCCTTCTCCATCCTGAGAAAGGACTCCACTCGTACTCAGAACTATTATAGTTATAGCCAAGTGCTTTCATCTCTTCTCTTACTGCTTCGTCTGCTAACTTTTTAGCTTCCATTGCTTCACGTAAACCTTTAGTTTTCATTTCACGAAGAGTCTTCTTAGCTTCTGCTAGTTCTTTCTCCATAGAGTCTATGTCCTTTTGCAGGTCTTCTATTTTTTTATCTGCCATTATTTTACACTCCATATTTTATTTGCTTCTTCTTTCATACCTGACCACAACCAAGAGTCTAGGTTAGGATACATAAGAGAAGCTAACTCATGTTTATCATCACTGATAGACAAAAACTTTTGTATAGAAAGAGCTACCTTACGTAACTGTTTCTTATACAAAGTTAGATTCTTTAGTGTAAACTTTTTGTGTTCCTTTGGGGTAGCAAAGAATAAGTCTACACTACTATTAGGGTATGCCATAGAATATAAAGCCATCTGTCTTTTCTGAGCTTCAGTAGGTCTTGTTGGCATCCTTGTGGATGTTTTTAAGTCTACTATCTTGTCCTTAAAACGGAAGTCTATATATCCCATTATAGGCACAGGCATATCATCAATAGGAACTTCAACTTTTTCTTGATATGCTTCAAGGTTTTTGTAGTCAAAGTTCTCATCAATGACAGAGCCAAAGCCTTTGAGTAAGTTTTTTTCTTTTGCAGTCTTTATATCTCCCAAGTCAATACCTGACTCTGCACAGAGAGACATAAACTTTACATCCAAAAGGTTGTAATCAAAGACTCCTTTTTCATACTTGTCTGCAAGTACAAACTCAGTAGCAATACCCCTTACTGCACTTGCACCACTTGAAGATTTAATCTTAAACAAGTATCGTGCTACCCATAATGACGTATCATTAATGTAAGTATTAATACTACTAGGTGACAAGTAGTTTATACCATGTGCTTTGAAGGGGTCGTTGCTTCGCACTATGCGTTTTCCACTTCAATAAAGTTATCCTCTGCGTTAACAATACTGTCAACTGCATTAGACATATCTTCATCAATGGACTTTTGAGAAGCCTGTTCATTCCACTCAGACACAATGTACTGATTATAATTCTCTACCCAAGATAGAAAATCTGCAAACATAGTTTGGTCTGAATCTGACAAAGTAACTTTCTCTGAAAGATTTAATGTGCTAGTCGGTAAATAAAACTGACTACCATTAGGTAACTTTCTAGCTTCAGTTGCTAAACTAATTGTATGTTGCACAGGAAGTGCCTTCATCTTAGCTAACTTAGTAAAGTTAGTGCCGATAGTTTTGAACGCATCTCTATTATCTATCTCCCATATAAAAGGAGTAGTCTCAAACTTAGAAGACTTACCATTAGCGTCTGTAACGTCATGTAAATCTACTAAGCCAAACACAACTCTGACACGCTTAACTTGCTTGATTAAGTCTTTAGTCTTATCAGGCAATGCATCAAAGTCCTGTATCCACCCTGCAGGTTTACCACAGTTGAACCCACCTTGATTATCTTTCAAATCTTTATTAAGATTATCTGCCATAACTGTCTTATGGTAGATACCTAAAGGTTCTCCTGCTTTCGCAGAGTTATTCTTAACAAACCTTTTATACATATATCTTTGCATGAAAGGTCTGATGGTGGCAGTCTTACCATATAGAACATCCTTCTCAGGAATATCTAATTTATAAGTACCACCCTTCACAACAACCTCATCACCATCTATGATAGGTGTGTGTTGTATTCTAAATCTAGGTAGTTGTTGAGCTTTCTTCTCAGTAGAGGAAGAAGTCTCATTGGCTATACCCATAGCCTTTGCCATAGATTCATAATTATTAGTGTCTATGGTCACTAGGTTTGCTTCTGTCATACATTTTCTCCTTTCTTATTTTAAAATGTCTCATAGTTATATCAGTTAATATCTTTAGTGTCAAGCCAATTATCTCCTATTTTTGATTCTAATAATAATGGTACATTAAAGTCTATTCCGAACTCGTTGTTTATAATACTATTTATGTCTTGATTAATAGTTTTCAAGATGAACACAACTTTATTTATTTCATCAGGGTGTACATCAATAACTATTGAATCATGTACTGTGTTTACAATACAAGACTGTAATAGTTCTAATCTATTTTCTATATGATATAGAATCAAAGGCACTATGTCTGCAGTTGCAAAGCTCTGCACAGGATAATTCTTTATCTGTGTAAAGTGTGACACAGAGCCATTCATTCTTCTCTCTACATCAGGAAAACTAAACTGTCTGCCTGATGGTGTTGTAATACTACGTTTCTCTAGAGCCTCTTTAGCCAATCTGGAATGCCAAAGTGCGATGCCTTTGTATTTTTTCGTGAAGTCTTGGTAGTATTTTGCTTCTGCTTTTGTTCTGCCAAACCCAGTCGCACCATATAACGGAGCAAAGGTATGTGCTTTAGCTTCTTGTCGAGTTGTACTCTGACCCGAAGCAGAAATAACTCTAGACGTATAAGCATGAACGTCAAAGCCTGTTTTAATCTCATTGATTGCTACCTCATCTTGTGATAAGAAGGCTGCAGTTCTAAACTCTAACTGTGCAAAGTCTGCTTCTAGAATCTTGCCATCTTTCCAACGTGAAACAAATACCTTCTTTACAGGAAACGTGCCACCTCTAGGCATATTCTGCATATTAGGGTCTGCTCCACTAAACCTGCCTGTCGCAGTTCTATGTTGTAACAATCTAACGTGAAGCATACCATCAGACTTAACGTGTGCCTTGATACCTTCAACAAAAGAAGATAGATAACTATCTAAGGCAGACAACCTCTTTAGGTCTTGAAGAAACTGACTAGCTTCTGTCATGTTGTTACGTTGTGCCATGCTTTGTAATGTATCTAAGTTACCTTTGGATACACCAAAGCCATTAGCACTTATCCATTTAGCATTGGGTGCATTAAACTTTAAACCTGCTATTAATGAAGTGGGTTTAAAGGTATAGCCGTTAGCGTTGCAATCAATACAATTATTAGTATTAGCATATGGTATCCCATTTTTTCTTACCTTTCTTATCTTGCCTGTGCTACCACAGGTCTTACACGCAACTGCTTTTGTTCTATAAACAATATCAGAATTGTGCTTAACGTTATATTTAAAATCTTCTACACTCATGTGAGGAGTAAACTCATTACCCCACATAGCTTTGTCTTTAGGCTTTCTACTATAGATAACCCAAGACATTTGTTCAGGACTATTGAGATTAATAGGAGTATCTCCCATAAGTTTTCTTACTTGCTCTGATAATCTCTGTTCTATCTCAATCTTCTCTGTCTCAAATTCTTTTCGCACAGACTCTAACACATCTTGGTTTACCTTGAAACCATTCCTATGTGTTCTAGCTAGAGTCATGGCTACTTTATTTGTAAGTATTACTGTGTCCATGAGAGATGAGTTAATTAACTGCTTGTACTGACTAGTACACAACTCTTGTGTTGCTCTCAAGTCTGCTTGTAAGTATTCTTTTAACTCATCCTTTGGTATCTCATCTACACCCATACCTTTGGCAAAGTATTCTTTTAGAGTGTCTTGCTTTTTTGTATTTAACTCATGTCTGATTGCACAGGCTTCCAATGACAAAGAATATTTATCAGGGTTACCTCTGCTCAATACATACTCTGCTAACATGGTATCAAAGATAACACCATTATATTTAAAGCCACACTCCCATAACCACATTAAATCATATGTTATATTGTGTCCTATTAATACTGTAGCCTTATCTAATATATCTTGTACACCTACGAACCCACTATCCATATCATATATAGATTCATTTCCATTGTCATCACGACAACCAACCATAACTAACTTGTTAGTAGGTTCGTATGGGTCTA